ACGCTGCTTGGGACGCTGCTCGGGACGCTGCTTGGGACGCTGCTTGGGGCGCTGCTCGGGACGCTGCTCGGGGCGCTGCTTGGGGCGCTGCTCGGGGCGCTGCTTGGGACGCTGCTCGGGGCGCTGCTTGGGACGCTGCTTGGGACGCTAACCCATTTCTACCTTTTATCAAAATGCTTCGCGGTGGATGCTTCGCGTACTGGATTACCAAGCAATATGTCCATGTCGTTTTAGCGATGGTGTATTCGCAGAAGTCGCGCCTCCATCGAAGTGACGGACCCGCAGTTGAATTCTTGGATGGAAGTGGAATCTGGGCGTGGAAAGGCGTCCGCGTCCCAAAGGAAGTCATAACAGAGCCGCACAGCTTCACTACCGAGACCATTTTGCGGCATTCCAATGCCGAAGTTCGCAGGGTGATGATCGAGCGCTACGGCCAGGACAAGTTCTTTTTGGATGCGGGCGCGAAAGTCGTCCACAAATCGGGTGACAACGAATTGCTACGGCTAGATCTTCCCGGCGATCCGGACAAGAGAATGCTGGCCGTGAAGGTCCGCTGCCCATCAACGCAGGCGGTTTACATTCTTCGCGTCCCTCCCGATCAAAAGAATGTGAACGACGCCATCGCTTGGACCTTCGGCATGACCAAAGAGGAGTATGAACTTCAGCAGGAGACGTGAGGGGCCGGGGGCAAGTGAAGGAAAGCGTCATAGAGGTAAAACTCACAGGACGAATCAGAACGCCAGCAGGCAGAATGATAGTGCCATCGGACCTAGTGGCCTATGTGTCGGCGTGCGATGAACATTGGAGGCTATACAGTTGCGCGATATATCCGGGAAAGAATCGAGGCCAGCCATGACTAAACAGGAATCTAAAGCCGCGCAAGTTCTCGGTCGAAAAGGTGGCCGCATCGGAGGCAAGTCCCGATCCGAGGCTAAGGTTCAGGCAGTCCGGGAGAATGGCAAGAAGGGCGGATGGCATACGCACAAAGCAAACGAGCCTTGGTATGCAAAGGCGGCACGCGAACATATGGCAGCAGATAAGGCTTGCGGCAGAGATTGGGTATGCGCTTGTGCTCCGTGTCGAGCCGCTAGACAGGCCCAAGGTATAGCGTAGTCCCTCCCTCGAACCCCACCACTTGACAACACATCTCACCTAGTAGCACGAAAGTTTAGTCTCTGCCATTACATACCCTCTTGACAGAAACTTGAATCCTGCCTTACATCTAGCACATCCAAGTTACCGCTCCCGACGGAACTTCGGGATTGCACAACCCCAAAATTAGTGTCTGCCAAAGTAAGACTCCTCGAAATCGGCCAATCGATTTCAGATTCCCGTCGTAACCACGTCAAGAAATCCGTGGCTGACCTGCTCATTCGCCGTCTTCTGGCGGAACAGGTCGGTCCGGGCGTGATTAGGCTCATCGCGGTCAAATCTCCCTCACAGCACGTAAAGGGGCCTAGTTCCCCACGCCATTATATTCCGGTCAAGATGCCACCGCGTGAAGTGCCTGGTGTGTTCTTCCAGCCTCCGCAGTCGGACCAATGGAAACTGGCGCACCGGTCCGTGACGTTCTGATGGCTACTGACGGCGAAGTGTGGGCCCTCGCAATTACGAGCTTCCTGATAATTGGCTGCACGGTCATCGTTATTTTCTGCGCTTACGAGGGGTATATCTAACGTGAAAGGAGGCGGCAGACTGCCAGAGCGGGACAGGGGCGGTCACAAGCCGCCTCTGTACTCAAAGCGTTCAATCCATGGAATTCGCTGCCCAGTGTGCGGCAAAGAGTTAAGCATAGAGACAAACAACGAGGTTTGCCCCAGATCATTCTTTAAGAACGGCAAGCACCCAATTTTCATTGTGGAGATGCCGGACTGGGCGATTGTGACGCCGGCTAATCGCAAGTGAGCACAGCAGAAATCTGAGTAAATATTAGCTATGGACCCCGTTTCAAAGGCTCAGAACAGCGAACCATCAGGAAAAAAGAAACCCTTCGGCAGACCCTTCCAAAAGGGCCAGTCTGGGAACCCTGGTGGGCGGCCTAAGAAGAAGCAAATAACGGAGATATACGAGAGCATTCTAAAAAAGGCGAAGAACAGAAAGCAGATTGAAGAAATAATTTTGAAGATCATTCTGAGCGGGAGAATGGCATCAGTTTTGACACTTCGCGAGATGGCTGAGCGGGTAGAAGGCAAGGTTGTGCAGCCTGTGGATGTTAGTGGTGACATTAACCTGACCCTTGAGGAAGTCTTGGCAGCCAGGAAGCGGGCCGGCAAATGAGCACAGGTCTCCTGACTCAAGAGCCGGCCATTCTACTGAAAGAACTGGCGGCCGATTGTGTGCACGATCCGCTGGGATTTGCGCGAGCTTTCTGGATGTGGAACTCAGAACGGCAGCCCTCAAGCGGGCCTCGGGGATGGCAGGCTGACATTATGCAGTACATCGGGGCACACTTGTCAGATTCAGCCCGCAAGTCAGAGCCCTGCCGTATTGCCGTCTCGAGCGGTCACGGTATTGGCAAGTCCGCCCTTGTCGGAATGCTCATCAATTGGGCAATGAGTACATGCGCCGGCTGCAAGGTTGTTGTAACCGCCGGGACTGGTGGGCAGTTGGCCACAAAGACTGTCCCGGAAGTCAGTAAATGGTTCCGGCATAGCTTGGGCGCGCAGTGGTTCGATGTGCGGGCTACGAGCATACGGACCATCGAGACTGGAGCACCAGAGTTGTGGCGTACGGACTTTGTAACATGGTCGGAGCACAATACTGAGGCATTCGCAGGTCTTCACAACGAAGGCAAGCGCATTGTCCTGATCTTCGATGAGGCCTCAGCGATCGCCGACAAGGTCTGGGAAGTGGCCGAAGGCGCGCTGACGGACGAAGAGACCGAGATAATCTGGCTGGCCTTTGGAAACCCGACGCAGAACACCGGTCGGTTCCGTGAGTGCTTTGGTCGATTCGCGCACAGATGGAAAACGTTTCAGATCGATTCAAGGACGGTAGAGGGCACGAACAAGGAACAACTTCAGAAATGGGTGGATGACTATGGAGAAGATTCCGACTTCGTCCGAGTCAGGGTCAGAGGCGAGTTCCCCAGAGCGGGATCGTCGCAGTTCATTGCGAGTGATACCGTTTCCGCCTGCCGGAAGTATCGAGCGCAGGGTTTTGAATCCCTTCCGAAGATTCTCAGTGTGGACGTGGCTAGATTCGGCGACGATCGGACCGTTATTGGAGTCAGACAAGGGCGAAAGCTAAGAATCCTAGCCAAACTGCGCGGGCAAGACACGGTGCAGGTAGCTGAGCGGGTGATCGCCTTCCAGAAGCAAGAGAGCCCGGACGCTACGGTGATTGACGGCGACGGCATCGGCGCTGGCGTAATCGACCACATGCAACACCGGGGATTCAAGCCCTTTGAGTTCCATGGCGGCAGTCATCCGTTCGACCCGAATGCCTACTTCAACCGCAGGGCAGAGGCCTGGGGCCTGATGCGGGACTGGCTCATGGCTGGGGCGGAGATACCGGACGATCCTGAACTAGAGGCGGACCTGACAGCGCCTGAGTATGGGTTTTCGAGCAAACAGCAGATCCAGCTTGAGCGCAAAGAAGACATGAAGAAACGGGGGCTCGCATCGCCGGATTGCGGCGACATGCTGGCCATGACGTTCGGAGTTAATGTGCTGCGCAAGAAGGTGCATAAACCACAGGTAAAGCGGCCCGGTTCGGCCTGGTCGTGAATGAAATTCCTAGCCATCTTAAGTCTTATTCTGTGTGGATGTGCCGTCAGGCGTCCGGTGCGCGTCGACGTCACGCCGGTAGAGCTCAAGCGGTGGCGAGTCGAACACAAAAACATTCAGTCTGACGATACGGAGTGCTCGCAACCCCCGGACAAGTATTGCCAGCGAATTTCTGTACCAATCTAAGGAGAAACCATGAGCACAAAGCAAACCCCGCAAGGCTCTTTTGGGCCGCCAGCCCTAGATGCTGCATTACACGGGGAGTTCACCAACATTCCGGCCTCTGGTGCGCTGGATCCGCGCGCCGAAGGGCGATTCAACATCACCAAAGCCGGGGTCGCGGCACTCACCTTGGCCGCACCGAACCTAGGCGATGACGGCCTGATGAAGCGCATCACGTCGCTGACTGCCAATGCCCACACCATCACGGCGACGGGCTTGTATCAGACCGGCGCGGCCACAGTGAACTTGGCGACTTTCGCAGCCTTCGCAGGGGCAGGCATCGACCTGATGGCCTTTGCGGGCAAGTGGGTTGTGATTCGCGTGCAAGGCGTGACGATGAGTTAATTTCGCTCGGCGGGAAGAACTGACCCGAGGCCAGCGGGCAGCGCACGGGGCAATGATGCCTCCAGCCAACAAGCTGCTTACCTAGCCTGCAAGGGTCAGACGGCACCGCCGGGGGAACTAGCCAAACCTATGCCAAAGTTTCTTGAAGACAAACTAAGAGCCGAGTACGGCAACAACGCTCGGGCCATCTACGGCACGATGAACGCCATCGGCGCCATGCACGGGAACAAGGAAACGGCCAAAGGGCGAGCCATGGCGAAGAAACATGCGGCCAAGGTGAAACGCGGCGGCCCAGTTAATAACGTGTTTGCGCAGAGGGCGGGGCAGTGATGCAGAATCGGACCCAGATTGACAAGGCGTTAAAGAAACGCGGCTTCGGTGGACTGGAGGATAAGAACCTCATCCACCAGGTAGCTATGTGTATACGTGATCATGAGCACTTCCGGCAGATCCTGTGTGCAATCGAGCCTGAGAAGCGGACGGACGGGTATGAAACCATGCGGCCATACCTGCGGTTCGATGCAAAGCCCTTGCACGTGTACATGGCTGAGGCTGCGGACTTGGCGGCACGAAAAGAGGCGGCCCAGACAGCGCTGGATGTCTTGGCAGAGAAGGCTATCGCGCGGAATATTGCCGATGAGACCAAGAAGGGCGTTTTAACGCTCAAATGCTCAATGTGCACACGAGAGTTCGCTTTTCCTGGCCGTGACGTCAAGGAAGCCGAAGATACAGCCCGCAAGGACGGTTGGCGCATTCCGCGATTCCAAGAATCTGCCGGAATTCCGGGCGTATTTTGTCCTGCCTGCGCCAAGCTAAGAGCAGAATTCAGTGCCTAAAGCGCCAACACCCAAAGAGATTCGCGATAAATACTCGGATTACGCGAACGAATGGAAGGACACCTACGAGCAAGGGCGCATTGACATGCGCTTTGTTATGGGTGACCCGTGGGACCCAGAAGACAGGCGAATGCGGGAAGATGCGGGCAGGCCGTGCATTTCAAATGACGAAATCGGCCAGTACCTGAACCAGTACACGTCGAACCTGAGACAGAACAAGCGGGCGATTCAGGTGACGCCCAAGGGCGATGGGGCGAACGATCAGGACGCCAACCGCCGGCAGAACCTGATTCGGGGGATTGAGGACCGTTCGAACGCCCAGGAAGCCTACATCACCGCGGGGGAAAACGCGGTCCAGCGCAGTTATGGCTTTGCATCCCTGAGAACGCGATATGCGGCTGATGACACTTTTGACCAGGAAATATGGATTGAGCGTATCGCCAATCAGGAATCGGTGCTGCTGAATCCAGCGTTCAAGAAGGCGGACGCCTCAGACGCGACAGACGGTTTCCGCACGGATCTTCTGACGAAGGAAGACTTCAAGCGCAAGTATAAGGGCGCGAAGACCACGAGTTTTACTGGCGCGATGATGGCAGATGCGCCGCTCTGGATCAGGGAGAATTACGTCCAGGTAGCCGAGTTCTGGATGGTGCACAAAAATGAGCGCAAGTTGCTCCTCGTACAGAGCGCCACTGGGCCGATGACGGTCTTTGAGGACGAAATCAAGGAATACCTTGAGCAACTGGGGGAGAAGACAGGGCGGGATGCTCGGGGGAAGTTCGTTCGACTGCGCGACCAAATCAAACCGTTGAAGGATCGCATGGTCGAAGAGGCGGAGGTGATTCAGTATCTGACGAATGGGCTTGAGATTCTGGACGAAACACCCTGGGCGGGGTCAAGGATTCCGCTCTGCGCATGTTTCGGCAAGGAAATCTGGATTGACGACGGCGGGGGGTCTAAGCGAGTCCTGATGTCGATGACTCGGCTTGCGCGCGACCCGCAGATGCTTCTGGCCTACTACAACTCGCAAGAGGCGGAAGAGGCTGGCATGACGCCGAAGAGTCCGTTTCTGGGTTACAAAGGCCAGTTTGAGTCAGATGCGGAGGCCTGGGCGGAAGTCACGAAGGTCCCCCATGCTTACCTGCAGGCCGATCCGGTAGTAGATGCTGCTAGCGGGCAGGTGTTACCCCTTCCGATCAGGCCTCAATTTCAGCCGAACTTCAGCGAGTACGAAGTCGCCAAGGAAAGCGCGCGGAGAGCTATTCAGGCGTCCATGGGCATTACGCCCTTACCAACCGCCGCCCAGAGGCAGAGCGAGAAATCAGGCATTGCTCTAGAGAAGATTCAGGCGATGGAGGACCGGGGCAGCTTTCACTTCGCGGACAACTTCGACCGGTTCCTGGGGAATCTGGGCTGGCAGGTTAACGAACTGATTGACGTGATTTATGACACGCCCCGGACGGTGCCGATTACGAAGGATGATGGCACGTATGCGACCATGCGCATCAATGACCCAACGTATGAGGTTCAAAATAAGAACGACGCAACCAAAGATCACTACCACGTGGTCGACGAGGAGGGAAATCCGAAGGCGGAATTCGATGTAACGATTTCCACGGGCCCAAGCTACCAATCGCAGCGCGAGCAGGCCAACGAGTTTCTGGACAGCATGCTAGCCAATATCCAGAGCCTCCCGATTCCGCCGCCAATTGCGACCAAGATCCTTGCCAAGGCTATCCGCATGAAGAACATGGGCGCGCAGGGGCAGGACATTGCAGATTTGCTCGACCCGCCCGACCAGAACCAGCTTCCCCCACAGGCTCAGGCGATTGTGGCGCAGCTGCAAGGCAAGATTCAGGAACTGGCTGCAGAGAATCAGACTTTGCACATGGACCGTGCCGGGAAGGTGCTCGAACAGCAAACCAAGATGGCGCTGGAGCACATGAAGCAAAGCAACGAGAACATGCGCGAGAAACTGGTGCAAGACGTGAAGGTGCTACTCGCCGAAATTGCAACCAGAGCGCAGTCTCAATCTGAGCGCAACGAGATGTACAAGCAATTCTGGCTGGAGAATCACGGTGCCGCGCATGAGTTTGGGATGCAGAAAGACCAGCACCAGCATGAACACTCAATAGCCGACAAGCAGGCGCAAATCGCGCAAGCGCAGCAGGCTACTCAGATTGCGGCAGACAGTCAGGCGAAGCAACAGCCTAACCAATAAGTTTCGCGCCGCCGGTCTCGCGTCACATCCGGCACTTCACAAAGGAAAACTAAATTATGAGCACCAATGCCGTTACTCAGCCGGACTCGGCCCCGGCTACGCAGTCGAACGAACTTCAAATCCCCTCAGGCCCCGCTTACGACAAGTGGCGCATGACCGGGGAAATGCCGTCAGAGAAAACGGAAGAGTCGGCACCTTCCGAGCCTGAAACAACGTCGTCAGAAGGCGAAGAGTCGGCGACTTCGCAAGAGCAGGAATCCGTCACTCGCGCGGCCTCGGAAGCCGCTCCACCGCAGAAGGGAAAGAAAGACGCATCTGCACGCATTAGGGAACTCGTAGCACGTAATCAGGAACTCGAACGGCAGCTTTCTGCCCACTCCGAAACAAGCGTTACGCAGACCTCGCAACCTGCAACGGAGCAGGCTGTAACCGATGCTGGACCTACAGGCGAAGAGAAGAACCCAGACGGCAGTTGGGTATACAAGGACTGGAAAGAACTCAACGCCGCCCAGATAAAGTGGGCCCTTGCCAAGGCCGAAGAACAGCATGCCCAGAGAGAACGAGAAGCTATAGAGGCACAGCATGAACGCATCATTCAGGAAGTCTGGACCGAACGACTAACCGAAGCCAAAAAGCGGTTACACGACTTCGATGTTGTTTGCAGCAGCAAAGAAATTTGCTTGCCGAAAGGCTCAATTCCGGATCAGGTAATTCTGGACTCAGAGCGCGGCCCCGACATTCTCTACTACTTCGGGCAACACCCCGAAGAAATGACTCGCATAACAGGCTTTGCCGTTAACCCTAAAGACCCGATGACGGTGATTCGGGTCGGTGCTGGATTAAATACCGTCCAGCAAGCGCGTGAAATGTTCAAAATCGAGATGCAGTTCTCCTCGCCTCCTGCGAAACGAGTAACAAATGCGCCGCCGCCGCCTAAAGAAACCGGTGGGCGTGGCTCGACTTCCCCGGATGAAGTCGAGCAGGCCGTGAAGGAAGAGGATTTCTCCTCCTATGCGGCAGCGGCCAATCGCCGCGACGTTGCCCGTCGCAAAGGAAAATAACCCTTGGCTAACCTATTTCTCAACACAAGCTGGATCAGCATGGAAGTACTTCGGCTCCTGGTCAACAAACTGACCGTGGCCGAGTACTTCAACATGGACTGGGACAAGGATTTTAAGAAGGAATTTGCCGTTGGCAGTTCCATCCAAGTCAAATTCCCCCAGACCTTCACCATCCGCGACGGCCTTGGATACGATCCGCAAGGCATTAACCGGATTTCCACGACCGTAAACCTTGACCAGCCTTTCGGAATCGACTTCGAATGGGACGATTACGAGAACGCTGTCAAGGCGGAGCGGTCAGAAGAGGAAATCCGTGAGCAGTACCTGCAGCCGGCGGCTGCACAGTTGGCTCAGGAAGTAGATTCCCGCTGCGCTCAGTTCGCCTATCAGAACGCTTCGAACGTGGTAGGTACTCTGGGCACGGACCCAACCTCGCTGGTTACCTACGACCAGGCCAGAGCAAGGCTTATGCAGAAGGCTGTTCCCCCAGGGAAGCGCTCTCTGTGCATTTCGTCCTCGATGATGGTAGCTATCGGGCCGGCAATCACGACCATCTTCCAGCCGACCGATGAAATCACCGAAGTCTTCAAGGAAGGCGTGCTGGGTCGGGCGAAGGGCTTTGACTGGTACGAATCGCAATCGCTGTTTTCGCACACTGCCGGAACTTGGGCGGGTGCGGTGACGGTGACGGGGTCCAATCAGTCGGGAACTTCGCTGATTATCACCGGCACGAATAACGACACCATCAAGAAGGGCGACAAAATCAGCATTGGCTCAGTGAACTTCGTCAACCCGCGCACCCGGAGAATCGCCGGGCCCGCGACCTTGGCCCAGTTCACCGTGACGCAGGACTTCACTCTAACGGCTGGCCCGGATACGATCACGATCCTGCCGGCCATCTTCGGCCCTGGGTCTCAGTACCAGAATGTTGACGCCCTGCCTCAGAACGGCGCAGTTTTGACGCTCTGGCCTGGAACCACTAACCCGAACGGCGCGGTTGGAACGGTCGGGCTCGCCCTCACCAAGTATGCTTTTGCCCTCGTTGGCGCGAAACTATATTCTCCCAAGGCGGTGGAAGTGTGCTCTCAGAAACAGGACCCCAAGACGGGCCTTGCAGTCAGGTTCGTCAAGGCCTGGGACCCCGTGCGCAGCATGAACATTCACCGATTTGACATGGTGATTGGCACGGGCAACCTCTACCAAGACAACGGCGCGGTGTGCGTCGCAGGAGCGTAAACAACCATGAAAAAACTCACACTGTTGCTCATTGTCGCAGTTCTTTCCGCGCTGGCTCTGCCCGCAGTGGCCCAGACAGCGCTTACCCAAACGCTTCTTTCGGCGGCGGTCAGTAATAGCTCAACCACGACCGTCCGTCTGACTTCGGCAACCGGAGTCACCGCCAATAACACCATTCTGTTCGTAGAGGATGGCACTGGCGGGGCTGGGGAAGCGATGTTTGTTAACTCCGTCAGCGGCACGGCAATCGGTGTCACCCGAGGCTATAACGGGACTCCGGCCAAGCCGCACATCAACGGCACGCTGGTGCTGATTGGGCCGCCGAATGCCTTTCTGAGCACAGACCCGACGGGCGCGTGCACGAACGGGCAAGGCGTGTTCCAATTCTCGCCTGCCATCAACCTGAAAACCGGGAATCAATGGCTTTGCTCTACGATTTCAGGGCAAGCGGTTCCGGGGTTCTTCAACAATTTAGTTCCGACGAGTGTCACGACCGCAGTCGCTTCCGTGGCCGGCGCAACGGCTCCTAGTGGGCCGCTGTTCCACGTCACGGGTACGAACGCAATTACCGCCTGGGGCAGTTCCACGACGGTGGGCGCGGTCGGGCAGGGCGGCGGGTCATCTCAACCGATTGGAGCGCCGTTCTGTACGATTCCAGACGCGGCCTTCACGACCACCGCAACCAATAACATCGCTACGGCTGTAACGGCTGTGGCCAACCTGATGATTTGCTGGACCTTCGACGCAACAAACAAGAAATACATTGCGCTGCAATCGAAGTAAGCATGTCGCTGCGAGAACGCCCGAGGTATGCCAGAAAAGATCGCTGGCCCCTGGTCTTTGATCTTGAAGGTGTACCTCGGGAGGAGCGCGAACGTCTACTGAAACAGGAGCGAGATATGGTACAAAACAATTTTGGCGACAAGGTTATTGACCTATCGAATCCCCCAAGTTCGGGCCGGTATGTACATCAGGAGTACCCCAAACTTCTCTACAAGTTTGGCGCCAAGCCTTTGTCGGTGAAGTCTGAGGCTGAGGAAGCCGAAGCCGTTGCCGATGGATGGGGCACCAAGCCTGTCACCGAAGCGCCTGGTGGCATAGTGAAGGAGTTGCAAGAAGTCACCGAGGAAACCACCGAAGCCAGCGACGAAACCGGTGCGGCCCAAGAATTCAAGTCTTACCGCAAGCGCAAGTAAATGCCGATCATTCCGCCACCTTCGCCGACTGCGCTGACTTACACCGTTCAGGACATCATTGCTGACGCAATGATCGAATGCGGGATGCTTGCGCCTGGAGAGACGCCAGATGGCGAATCCGGGCAGTGGGCATTCCGCAAACTGAATTATCTGCTGGATGTCTGGGCGGCGGAGCGCAAGTACGTTGTCACGACCGTCTTTCAAACGTTCACGCTGGTGCCGGGGCTTAGTCCGCACCTGATCGGCTCAAGTCCGGCGGCAACGTTTTCGGTCGCCCAAAGGCCGGTGCGGATTGAGTCTTGCTCGTTGCTGATCAACAGCGGCAACCAGCAGATTGACCTGCCCATGAACATCCGAGATGACGATTGGTGGGCCGCGCAGCAGGTCAAGAACATCCAGACCAACATTCCCACGGATCTGTACTACTCGCAGGACTGGCCGGATGGGTCGATCTACTTCTGGCCGGTGCCGAACACTGCAAACGACGTCCGAATGCAGCTTTGGACTCTCTTGCAGCAGTACGACTCGATTACCGACAATCTAGGGGGCCCAGGGAGTGTAGTGGGAACCATGCCCCCAGCCTACAGGACAGCGATAATGCTGACCTTGGCGGAAACACTACTACCCGGCGCCAAACTAGAAGCCCACGCCCTTCTGATTGAATCGGCGCGCAGGGCACGAGCGGCCATTTTCGGGAACAATGCGAAGTCGCCACGGATCAATACGCAAGATTTGGGAATGCCGAAGGCTGGCAGGGCGCGGCCTGACTTTAACTGGATGTCTGGCGGTTATCCTGGAGGCCCGCCAGAGTGAGGTTCCCTGGGTTTTGTGGGCCGACTTATGCGGCCACGTCTCCGATTATCGACGCAGAAGCTGCTATAAATCTATATTGCGAGCGGTCGGAGTCGGAAGGCGCACGCACCCCGATTGCCTTGCTCAGGACTCCCGGACTCAGGCTGTTCTGCAATCTTCCGACCGAGGCCAAGGTGCCGGGGATGTTCACGGTCAACGGCAGGTCTTTCGCGGCAGGCTCGCATCTGTACGAAGTCTCTAATGGCGGAGTCGCCACAGACCTAGGTTCCTTGGGAGTCGCGCCAGTCAGCCCGACGCAGATCATTGCTAATGAGACTCAACTGCTGATTATGAATAATGGGGCCCTATTCATGCTGGTGCTGGCGACCAACGTTCTGACACCCGTAAACATGGCGCAGTTCAATGGCGGGCTGGTGCAGCAGATCGGGTTTGCAGACGGCTACGGGATAGCGACCCTGCAGAACTCTCACACCTTCCAGCAATCGAACCTTGAGGACTTCACGACGTGGAACGGCCTGAACATTGCGATCATTTCCTACTTCCCTGACAACATCATCTCGTTCATTGTCGACCACCGGGAGCCGTGGTTTCTGTCCGGCAAGAAGTCTCTGGGCTACTACAACTCAGGCGCGGGCTTCCCGGTCTTCATCCCGATTCAAGGGGCCTACATCGAGAACGGGGCCGGGGCGACCTTTGCCACCTGCCAACTCGATAATTCCGTGGTTTGGCTTGATCAAGATGAGCGCGGCGGGCGAGTAGCAAGGAAACTCAACGGCTATTCAGCGGCCAGGATATCAACTCATGCGGTTGAGTTCGCCTGGGCGCAGTATCCGACAATAGCCGACGCCATTGCCTATTCCTACGAGGACCAAGGGCATACTTTCTGGGTGATCTACTTCCCATCGGCCGCCAGCGGTCAGGGTGAAACATGGTGCTATGACGCGGCGACGGGCTACTGGCACAAACGGGCGTTCTGGAATGCTGGTACAGGTCGGTTCAGCGCGCATCGATCGATGTCTCATACGTTCAATTTCGGGGTGCATCTGGTCGGTGACTGGGCCAGTGGCAACATTTATGTGCTGGATTCCAACACGCTAACGGACTTCGATAACCCGATTCGCTTCCTGAGACGTTCGCCGGCTATTTCCAAGGAAAATGACTGGGTTTATTTCTCCAAGATTGAGTTTGACGTGCAAACGGGGCTTGGACCTCAGCCGCCACTTGTAGACGGCAACGGCCAGCCCCGACCGCCCCAGTTGATGCTCAGATGGTCCGACGATGCAGGGCAGACCTGGTCTAATTCCTACATCCTGAACTGTGGGTTTGCCGGTGAATTCAATACGCGAGTTTATAAACGGATGCTCGGGCGCGGCAGAAAGCGGGTTTTCGAGGTATCAGGGACGGACCCGATTCAATGGAAGTTTGCCGACGCCTTTGTAGATGCAGATCCTGAACTGGCGAGAGTTTAATGGATCAAAAGCACACATTCGTACCGGCAATTGAAGAGCTCAGCCTAGCAAGGCTAATCGAAGTATGGTCCGATATCCGGGACTTTTTAGGTGTTAAGCCTAGGGCTTACATCGGCGTTATCACAGGCTTCGGCCTTACGATTAGAGGAGTCATCAAGATGGCAGAACTACGAGAAGGACAACGTGTCACTGCAACGGCAGTGTTGAAGACGGCGGGCGGGAATCCAGCAGCGTACCAGACAGGCTCAGCAGTGTGGACTTCGTCAGACCCGGCGGTAGCGTCGGTGCTGGTGCATCCCGACAATGAGTTAATGGCCGACGTTGACGGCTTGAACGGCGCAGCCAATACCCCGGTACTTGTAACGTTCACAGCAGATGGCGACCCTGACGCGGATCAGGTGCGCGACGTTGTCGCTACTCTGGACGTCGTTGTTACACAGGGCGAAGCAGTGGTGGCCGAAGTTACGGCTGGACCAGCGACTGACATCCCAACACCGTAATAACTATGCAGATGAAGTCGCTAAACATGGCGCAGCTCAAGATGGCTTTTGGGTTTGCGTTGCTCCTATGCATAGCGACTTTATCTGGCATTATTGCAATCGGACACGTGACACAAGAACACAGTTACGGACTCCCGGAAATCCTTGGTGGACTTCTAGTGCTCGCGGGCGGATTTGCTAACTGGGCATTCGGCGAAAGTCGCTCTTCATCAAAAGATACCAATGATTCTGCGCAACCCTAATGGCGCAAACGACGCAAACCACAATGCGGCTTCCGCCCCTGCGGGCCTCGAACCTTGACCCGGTCATTCAGCAATGGCTTCTGGCAGTCTCAAGGCTTCATCCGCTCATCGAATGCGACACGTCGGGCGGGAACTTCAACCAGGCTTTACCGCCGGCGGGCCTATCGAGCACGGCAACGGGCGAAACGAACCTGAACCAGGAGATTATCTACGTCAAGATTTCCCCGGACGCGAACACCGTGACAATCACCGGCGCCCAGGGCGGGAATGTGATCTTGGCTGCGCAGTATGACAAGGCGCGCTTCAAATCCAATGGCACGGTATGGTATCGAGTCGGTTAAGACGCTGCGGTATTCCACTCCGCTGCGCTGGCAGTACACCAAACCTATGATTCGCGAAGCCACAGAAGCCGACATCCCAAGAATTCAGGAAATGGGCTCACGATCGCTGCGCGAAGGGCCCTACAAGGATATGGTCGGAGACAATCCGGAGCAGACTGGCAAGCTGGCGATCGAGGTAATGCAAAAGGGCATAATTCTGGTCAGCGAGGAAAACGAGGCGCTTACTGGCGTACTGGCCTTCATCGTCTTTCCGCATTACTTTTCCGGGGAACTCACGGCGGGAGAAGTCATTTGGCACGTGGAAAAGGAATACAGGCACAGTTTTACCGCACTGGCGTTACTGCGCGCTGCTGAGCGCATGGCAAGAGGATTTGGGGCCAAACGCATGCAATTCACTGCTCCCAGTGAAGAAGTAGGAAAAGCATACGAAAGCCTTCATTACAGCAAGGTCGAGGTTACTTACCAGAAGGCTTTATAGTCCTGCGTCGCTCTTGAGAGTGATGGAATTTGTGGCACTTTCGACACAAGGGATCGCATTTTTCAAGCTCACGTTTGTATGCTCCCGGAGTCGGTACTAAACAGGTTACGTTATTGATCTTAGTATGCTTACTTCTGTGATGAAATTCGATGTCCTGAGCAGAACCGCAGCGTACACATATAAGCGTTGCACGCCAAGCAATGAATTGTTGGCGCAGTTTTTCATAACGCTTCTTTTGCGCGGCTCGTTGATTGTCGCGATTGGCATGATACTGAGCGCGATGGAGCGCATTGCGTTCCGCGCGAAATGCTGGGTCTTTCAATTGTTCATGTATACGCGCCATCTTGCGGGCGTTTTCCGCCTCACGTATGTCCGGGTGTGCGCGCCGTTTTCTGGCCCATTCACGCTGGTATACGCGATTCTTGACAGGATCTTTGTGCGGCATCGCGGACCATTTTACCGCCCGGCTCCACATACCACAACAGGAGAATCAATTTGCCCATCGCGACCGGCTTAGCTTTGGGGTTGGGCGCGGCGGCAGCAGCCGGCAGTGTCGCGTCGTCTGCCATTGGTGCTCATGCTGCGGGCAAAGCTGCGGACACGCAAGCCAAGGCTGCGACGAATGCGCAGGATGTGCTTGCGCAAAATCAAGCCCTCGCACGGCAGTATCAGCAAGGCACGCTTACCCAGACCCAACAGAACCAGCAGCCCTACCTTCAGCAGGGCACGACGGCCCTTAATAACCTCTCGAATCTGGTCAACAATCCGTCGACGTCACACTATGGCAAGACGTTCTCAGCACCGACTGCCGCCGAAGCGCGCGCCACTCCTGGGTATCAATTCCAGTTACAAACGGGTGTCGATGCGTTGGACAAGTCAGCGGCTGCTCGGGGAAACCTATTCTCCGGGACTCAGGGCACGGAGTTGCAGAAGTACGGGCAAGGCCTGGCGGACTCGACATATAACGACCGCTACAATCAAGCCCTGCAATCGTACATGACGAACTACAACGTGTGGAACCAGGACACGAGCAACCAGATAAACCGCCTTGGAACACTGGCGGGCATCGGGCAGCAGACGGCTACGAACTTGGGGCAGGAAGGCCAGCAGGCAGCCTCGAACATGACGGCAATAGATGTCGGCGGGGCGCAGGATCTGGCGCAGCAGGTCAATAACGCGGCGGCGGCAAGGGCTTCTGGCTACGTTGGTCAAGGCAATGCCTGGAGCGGGGCCACTCAGTCAATCTCGCAACTACCGATGGATATTTGGGCTCTGAACAATCTCACTCGACCGAAAACGGCACAACAATAATGGGCGGCGTAAACATTCCACTTCCGGCACTGCAAACTCAAGTCCCGACTCCCCGAGACCCACTACAGGAGTACGGCAAAGTTGTCTCCCTGCGCGGAATGCAGCAGCAACAAGCTGCCCAACAGCAGGAGATGGAAATCAAGCAACAGCAGCAGAAAGACCTTGTGGCGACGACCAAGGCGATGCTCGGCTGGGACCCAAAGTCGCAAGGCTATGACGACCTGGCAAAGTCTGTTCTCCAGTCGGGCGGATCGGCGGTGGCAGCTCAGGCGGTGCAGCAGCATGGGCTTACCATTAGGAAGACAGCCTCAGACATTGCGAAGCAGGATGCGGAGACGGGCGGCAAGCAAGTCGAGACCATGCGAGCCAAAAACGACATGGTCATTGGGGCGATTGATGTAGCCAAGAATGTTCCGGATGAGCAGTTGGGCGAGCACCTCTCGCAAACGGTGCAGGGCCTAGCCAGCAAGGGGCTTCTCTCTCAAGATGAGATGCAAGGGGCGCAGCAGCTTTTACAACTTCCTCCAGCGCAAATGCGGCAGGGTATTGAGTTGTTCGAGAAATCTAAGATGGGCCAGAAGTTGGCCTTCGACCAGGAGATTGAGAAGCGCAAGACGGAATCAGCCGAATGGAAGGATGCGGGCGCGGGAACGCTTATCAATACCCGCACTGGAGAAGTAAAGCAAGGCACGCCCCCAGTCGAGCGGCAGGAATTGCAGGATTACCTCTCTGATTCGACTATCGACAAGGGCAAGAACAAGAACGCGGCCACATTCCTGGCATGGAAGGCGCGTCAGAACCCGACTGCGCTTGTATTGGGAAACCAACTCGGGCCAGCCGGACAGGGTAGTGCTCTGGATCAGGCCGCAGAGCGATATTCCAAGGATGGCAGTCTGCCGGCTGGATTTGCGCGCAGTCCGGGAACGACTGCAGCCATTATAAAGCGTTCGGCAGACCTGCACCCGGACCAGGATTTAGCTGCAAATAAGGCCACTTTCCAAGCTGATACTGCCGCGCTTAAAAAGGTCCAATCTCAGTTCGATCAGATGAATGCCTTTGAAGGTACGGCGCTCAAGAATCTTGACCTGTTCGTGCAAAAGGCCAAGGCCGTGCCGGATTTACAAGTGCGTTTCGCCAATGTTCCGTTGCGCATGATCACGGGAAAGATGATTGGCGAGCAGAACCAGACCGCGCTGAATGCAGCACGCCAGACGGCAGCGACTGAAGTTGCGCGAGTCCTGCAGAGTGCTACAGGGAACGGGGTTTTATCAGACAGGGCGCGCAAGGAAGTGCAGGACATTCTTGACGGAAACCTGCCTCTTTCCGGGATGCTATCGGCGGTTGATACGCTGAAGCAGGATATAGCCAACCGCCACAAGTCCTATCAGGATGACATCGACGCCATTCGGGGCAGGATTGGCGCAAAACCTCAGGGCGGAGCAGCGCCTGCTCCTTCTGCGGGCGGGTTTGACTGGTCGAAAATGCCAGAGCATAAATGAGCACGTCTACCGTCCCAATCTTCGATCCTTCGGGCATTCTGCGAGATGTGCCTTATGAGCAGATGCTTGAGGCCGTGAAAGCTGGCGGGAAGCCGGGAGTCCGTTTCCAGGCGCCGGATGGGAAAGTGCGCTATGTGCCAGCCGATCAGACCAAGGATGCAGCGGCGGCGGGCGGCAAGATGCTGCCGATTGAGCAGCAAGACAAGGGCATACCAGAGTGGTACGGATTCACCCCTTCCAACATCGCTAAGAATTTTTATCAAGGCGCGAAGTCGGTAGTTTCAGGAGCAGCCGACATAGCAAAGGATCTGGCTAGTAATCCAAACTGGGTTGAGGGCGATGAGTCAACGTTGCGCAAATTCGTAGAAAAGCCTTTAGAGGCGGAGTCTGCGAAAGCGGTGGAAGAGTGGCGGGCGGGCCATCCGGTAGTTGCTGCAGGCCATGCTCTAGCGGGCGGCATGCCATTAGTCGGCCCAGCGGCGGCAAATATTGGAGAACAGTTAGGGAGTGGCGATGTCGGCGGGGCGCTTGGGCAAGTAGCGGGGCAAGCCGCGACAATCTATGCGGGGCCAAAACTCGCTAAAGCTGCCGTCAAGATTGCCCCTTCTGCTGCTGGCGCGATTCTCGAACATACCCCGGTAGTCGGCCCAGCAATCCGAATTGGCAAAGCGCTACATCAAGGATTGACGTCTGCCGCTGACGCACTGGAAGCCCCAGCGGAAGCAGAGATGCAAGTTCCCGCAACTGCCCGTCTGCTAAAGAAATCAGAGCGGCCTTTGGGGCCGATCAGGGGCCGTATGGATGCGACCACCGCACAACAGGCCGAAGCACTACGCCAGCCCGTGCATGATGTAGTTGACCAGCACATTCCGCCCGAAGTGAACCACGCCGACAATCTGGCGACCAAGGCCAAGGTCGAATTCCACCTGAAGCGCGGGGATGTCGCAGGGGCAGAGGCAGAACTTGACCAGGCAGCGGCAAAAGTAAACCCCGATTACAAGCCACCAGCGCGAGAACAAGGGGCGCCACTAACCGAGGATGAGCAGTTTCAGAAGGCGACGGAAACTGCGAATGAAGCCCTGAAAGAAGGTGAACGCCGTCACCCTGAATTGAACATCGACTATCAAGGCCCGGAGCGCAGAGCACTGGCCGCCCAGGGCCCGGTGGAGTACGGCCTAAATCCGCAGCCGGCAGAAGACCTCGGAAACAAAGTCCGCGAAGGCACGGAAAAGAAGTTTGGGCCAATCAAGCGGGCGAAGAAAGTTACGCCCGTACAGCAGGCGGCCCCGCTTGCCAACCTTCCGCCGCACATTGCCGAGTCGCTACCCGAGCACATGCGTAGCGAAGCACCGCCCCAAATTGTGCCAGCAGTGCAAAACATACGCGAAAATCTTGCCATGCAGAGGGCAGCAGAGGCGGGCCCAGGGCCACGGCGCATTGATCTGATGGAAGATAAGGGAATCATCGAGAGGATGCGCCAGAACTTAGAGGAACATGGTTCCCGAGCGGAGTCAGAAGCGCGGCGGGAGTTCATTGCGCGGAATTCCACAGGCATCACAAAAGGACAGTTGACAGGACAAGTGCCGATGGAGGAAGGTACGCTCACCGAAGAGTGGCAAAGGGCGCTTGACGACATCCGAAAGCGCAGGCAGAGCGAACAATGAACCGCGACACGCTAGACGATTACGCTGTCTGCGAAATCCTCATCAATGACGCGATTGAAGAGATGGAACTGGGCCGCGAGCCGATGGACGATTCGCACGAGCCATGGGGCGGCCTGTTCAAGCCGAAATCACGGACCCCATACTACAACCTTGGGCAGATCGTGGAGACTGACCCCGACAAAACAAACTAAAAAGCACGCCGTGCGCGACCGATCATCCTGCCAAGAGCAGAACAGGATCGCAAGTAGGCATTTTGTGCAATCCCCGGTGTACGACGAAGGCCGACCCAGATAGTCACAAGCAGGCCAATTGAGAATAGAAACAAGCACAAGGCCAATGCAATTCTCCAGAGCAGCCAGAAGATTCCAATCACATCCATAGCGGCAAAATCCTAATCCCAAAAATCCCCATGCGCAAGTTACTCACTGCCCTATTCCTTGGCGGCCTCGCGTTCGCCCAGACCACGGTTGTGCTCTCCCCCGTTCCAAAGCTGCAATTCTTCGACAACTCAGGCAGGCCGCTGGCCTTCGGCTGCGTCTTCACCTATACGTCTACAACTGTAACGCCCTTAGCGACATACACGGACTACACCGGGGTCACTCAAAACGCTAATCCCGTCATCTTGAGCTCGGGCGGGTTCGCTTCAATCTGGCTCCAGGCGGGGTTGAATTACACGCTGCGGGTCAAGTCGTCAGGCGGGACGAACTGTGCATCTGGCACGCAGCTTTATTCAATTGATGGCATCGGCGGTGGGTCGGCGCAGGCAACAACGGTCGTTCCTTACAGCCCGACGCCTCAATTTATAGATGGCTCGCAGAATCAGCTTTTTGAAATCACTCTGACCGGGAATGCCGTCAGTCAGCCATTAGTTGTGAGCGGTGTCACGCCTCCGGGACTGATTACGTGGCAGATTACGCAGGATGGCATCGGCGGGCATACGTTCGGCTGGCCGGTTAATGTCTTGGGCGGAGCACCAATCGGACTGAGTCCGAATCAAGTCACGACTCAGCACTTTGTCTGGAACGGAATCACAGCTTGGGCAGTCGGGCCAGCAACAATCGGTGTAGGTCCGGAACTATCGACGGGCACATTACGCGTAACTGGTGATGCAACAATCTCTGGCCTAGCGACGGTCGGATCATCGCTGCTGGTGGGAACGACATTGAATGTGGGCAGTACCGGACTTTTTGGCGGAGCGATCACGGCACCGGGGTTCTATACCCCTACAGCGAATCCTGCGACGGCTGGCCTATTCAGGCTTGCGGCGTCCGATCAAGCTTGCTGGCGAGATACAGGAAACACGACCAATCTCTGTATTTTCTCCGATGCTATCGGGATCAATCACTACCTGAACGTCGATTCTGTTCATCTTGGCGCGACCGGATCTGGCTCTACCATTTTTGCCACAGATAGCACAAATCTTGCCCTATTTGCAGGCAATGTCACTGCAAGCAATGGGCGTTCCGTTCTAGTTGGGGCGGGCAATGCTGCGGGCGGAGTTTTCTCTGGGGGCGGAATTATTCTCAACCCTGGAAGGGGAAATGGAGGCGGTGCAGCCGGAATCGTTCAAATAAGCAATGGCATGAATGCTGACAGCGGGGGGTCTGGGGCTGGATTTGAGCATACTAGGACGGGTTCATGCACTACAGCGGCAGCTGCTGGAGCTACTTGCAGTACTACAGTGTCATGGGCTACGGCTTTCGCTGACGCCAATTACACACTGGTCTGCACTATTGATACGCCTACCAACGTTCCCTATGTGTTGAGTACTGATACCAAGGGAGCGAATTCGTTCCACGTAGTTATCGCTGCGCTAACTGCAGCAGCGGCTTCCGGAACGCTTAATTGCATTGCAGCTCATGACTAAGTTTTCAGGAGAAACGCCAATGAAACTTCCTCAACTCCGCGCGGCTCCGCTCATCGGCCTGCTGCTATTGGCTGTCAGCGGGTTCGCTCAACAGGTCGGGCCTGTATCAATCACTTCGGCCCAGTGTGCCCAAATTTCGGTGGGCCAGCAAACTTCCACAGTCGGAATTCAGGTCACTGGCACATGGACCGGAACACTGCAACCGCAAGTAGCACTCCAAGGGCAGGCGGCTGCAAATACTCAGGTCACTCCCTCAACCTCATCCACTCCGCAGTCAACCATTACTGCCAACGGCGTCTTTACCGCTTCCGTAGCCGGGAATTCCACATTCCTGCTCTGCGGAGCTACGGTGGCAACTGGGACGGCGGTTGTTTATCTGAACGGATCGACCGCTGCGGTCAAGGTAGGCGGCGGTAGCGGGTCTGGAACAGTGACTTCCTTTAGCGCAGGAACGCTGTCTCCAATCTTTACTACCAGCGTTGCTACGGCCACGACTACTCCGGCACTGTCTTTCTCCCTTACCAATGCAGGGGGCGGGACAGTGTTCGGTAGGTCAGCAGGAACCTCTGGGGCACCAGCCTATACCACGACGCCAGTGCTCGGGATTGCAGGAACGTCAACCGGAACGCTGGGGTTAACTGGGGCAACTTCAGGGACGGCAACAATCACTCCGCAAGCGACGGCAGGGACACCGACCCTAACCCTGCCGAACGCTTCCGGAACGTTCGCGGTCACCGCATCAGCCCCAGTCGTTCTAAGCGCTACTACCGGGAACCTGACATGCCCTACCTGTGGGGCCATTGTGCAAGCTTTTTGCGCTGGAGTCGTGGGCACGGCCAATGCTACAGAATACGAATTGACGCCAACTAACAACGCGGTTAATACCGCATGTACGACCCCGCTTGGTGCCACGAATGAATCGATGCCCATGCCAATGGCCTGCACCATGAGCAACTTGTGGGTAAATGCTCGGGCTGGTGGAGCGACCGCAGGAAGCGGAGTCATCAAAGTTTACAAGAATTCCGTTGCTACTGCCATTACCTGCAGTCTGGGCACGGGGTCCGATAAACAATGCAGCGACACGACGCATACCGCCGCATTCGCGGCTGGTGACACCTACAAAATTACGGTCCTAACTAATCAAGCGACTGACACTACGAATGGAGTCCGTGTGGCCTTGGTATGCAATTGAAAATTATCAGCACTATCCTCGTGCTGCAGTTTCTGGCACTCCGGTCGATCCGAGCCCGAGCTTCACAAGGGTTATTTTCTGTTCTGCCAACTGACTGACATGCGAAAACTTATCGTCATTATATTTCTGTTGAGCGCGCCAATTCTCGCGCAAAATACACGGTACGATGCGCCGTTTCCGTCGATTTCTTCAACGTCTTCGACGCCTTATCTGGTCGCCAATATCCCGCCGAACTCCCCGACATTGGCAGTCTGTAATTCTCCCGCGAATCAAGTTCCCTGCACGAACTACGCGACCACCTACAATTCAACTGGTGCCGCTTGTCCGAATGGCGCGCAGGATACCCCTCAACCTCAGCCGTCGGCATGTCAGTCGACGGGCGACGCGCAAGGAAATATTGGGTTCTGGGCTCCTGCAGGGACCTATGACTACACCGTCTGCGTTCGGAACAATTGCTATGGGCCTTATACGGTCACAATCGGCGGACCTGGCGGCAGCAGTGCTGCGTTTGAGACCAATGGCGTATCAAATCCTATCCAAACTTTATTGAACCTGATTTCCGGCACAAATATCACCCTTACGGCTGATGGTACTGGCGGTGTGACGATTGATGCGGCGGGCGGGGGAGGAGGCGGAACGCCTGGGGGATCAGTTACACAACTGCAGTTTAATGACGGTGGCTTCGGCGGCAGTTCGAGCGCGACCTACAACAAGAATTTGGTTCCTGGCGAAGTCGATCCGCAGAACGTCAACAACGTCATGTTTGTCACTACCGCCTGGAACTGGTCACAACTACCAGCTGGCACACTGACTGCGGGAGTTCCGGCCACGGTTACCCTTGCACCTTGTCCGGCTGGCATTGATGGGCGTGACAATATTGGCGTCATTGGCGTCACTGGAGTAGGCACGCCGGAACCTGTAAAGATGACTGGCGGCGGGAGTTGTCGTCCAGGGAATGCTTCCGGCACCATCAATTTCACTCCTGCCAGCAGCCATTCTGCGGGTTACACCATCGGCTCGGCATCCAGCGGAATCTATGAAGCCATAGCCGCCTACAAGAACTGGACAGGTACGGGAGGCTCAGCACAAGCCAGCATCAACCTGAAGCCCGCTGGCGCACCGGTAGCCAACGGGAATATCACTTACGCATACGCAGTTATGGGGCGCATAATCCCGCCAGTAAACGGGCTAACCATAAATGGCAATGGGGCACTGCTTGCCTGCACTACTCGCGATGCTTGCATCTCAATCGAATCCAGCTTGGGCACCAGCGTCACCATTCGGGATCTGCGCTTTGCCTCGAACCTGGACATCAACGGTTGGGCAATTTCCCAGACAGAATGCTCTGCCAATACGACTACGATTCACACGACCCTTGCTCACGGAATCATCGTGGGAGACATGGTCGACGTGCAGCGCACCGATGACGGCCACTACTGGGGAGGTTCAACTTCGGAGGTTCAGCGTGTCTCAGCAGTCGGAGCGAACACTGTTTCCTGGACTGATACCAATTGCTCGACTGGTGTAGTTGGTGGCACGCGAGCCCTGGCGAACACTCCCGGATACATCAATATCCTGAATGCCTCGATCTACACGACAGAACAGACCACTACTCTGGAAAATCTGAGCTTCGCTATCCCCGGAGGATCGGCCCTCCTCTTCACCGGCCATTTCAATAACCACGTAGTCGTGCTGAACGATCAGTCATTCCGCTGGATTGGTTCCACGGGCGTAGGACTGCGAAAGGCAGACAGTACTGGCGCCTGCACAACTGGCACGCCTTACTGTGGCGCAGTGGCTTATTTTCCTGGCTCGTTCACAACTGGGCCCTCGGTGGCCTGGCTAAAGAACATGGATTTCTCGGTCAATTGCACTGGCAACGGGCTGGTGGCCTACAACGGCAACACACTCGACTGGGAAGGCGGAATTTCTCAAGCCCAAGCCCAGGTAGCACTTTCCACTGGTTCTAAGCGCGGTGGCTTCGGCAACTCTACTTTCACCGACGCCTATATTGAGTCGGGTGCTTGTACGAACCCAGATACGGGAGCGGCATCTTCGGCTGGCGTGCTCAACTACGGGAACCATGTCAAATGGTCAGGGGGTGAGGGTCCGCAAGGCATCATCCCAACATTTGTAACAGGGGGAGCTACCACCTATTACTACTACCTGATGGCCAATGACGGCTCAGGGAACAATTCCGCACCGCTATTCTTTGGTTCAGCGCGACCAACTACAAACACCTTTGATATCTACTGGCCGCGTGTTCAACCTGCCACCAGCGCGAATCCCATTGTCTATACGAATCCGACCTATACGGTCATCAGGACCACGGATAACAACTTCGTTCCCTATACGGCAGGCTGCGCGGGCGGATCGACTTCAGCATGTGGCTCAGTAACGGTCGCTGCGGCACAGTGCGCTGGCCTGATGTGCCATTTCACCGATGACATCACCGTAAACACTACGGCTGTCACGATTCCCGACTTGCCTACCTATGAGCCTCCGGTATCGTTCTGGCCTGGTCCCATCGTTCTGGCGGGCGGCAGCACTCTGAACTACGACACCGACGGCCTGATTGGCACTGTAACAACACTCGACGGCAAGTCTGCTCCCTCAGTCTTCAGCTATGCCAACGAAGGCGGAGTGATGAAGCACTCATGGAGTCAGGCTATCGGTGGTCCAGTTGCCCTGCTCGATGAGCCTGCCACCGGAGGCGCTACCTACCTCAACAGCAAAGGGCGCATCAATCTCAATCGGCAGCTCGGACATACTGTCCCAATATCCAGCATTCTGACATTGGTAGATTCAAGCCCTACGAAGACTTTGGCCTCCAGTTCCAACCGCCCTGTAATGGATGCGACCGACGTCTGGATTGGCAATGACGTTACCAACGCCCCATTGACAGCGGCAGCACTAGCCTTCGGTTCGCCAGTCTCAGTTTCCAACTACATCAACCTTGTTCCCGACGGGATTTCATGGCTGGAGAGGTTAACTGCTACCAAGAAAGAATTCGCCGTGGCTACCCAGTTCGATCAACCCATGACTGCCGCCTTGCCTTGCACCGGGTGCGGAGCATTCGAGCGCACGACCGCAATAACTTCTGACACATTGAACCGTGCGCCGGGAGCGATCGGCGCCAACTGGACATTGATAGAAGGAACATGGCAGATCACATCTGGTGCAGCATTCGCAGGCAAGAACTATGCTTACTTTGATACGGTGGTAGTCGATGGAGCGGCCAGCCGCGCAGGCGCTTATTACTCCGCAGTCGCATTCACCACTGACCAGTTCGCCCAGGCCAACATCACCGCCGCCAACTCTATAATCGGTGTCTGTGTGCGCATGAACGCGGCGCCGCCACTGCAGGGTTATTGCCTGATTTCCGGCAGCAACCTGTTCGATATATTAAAGATAAATGGCGGCGTGACAACCATTCTGGCAGCTGGCGCTCCCAACGTAGCCAATAACAGCATCATCAAGATTTCCGCAATCGGCTCTACCATCACTGGCTATCTGAATGGTGTTCAGGTCTATCAAGTTACCGATACCGCTCTGCCGACGGGCAATCCGGGAATCTATGGCCAGACCACGATAACGACCGCGCATGGCCTGTCCAACTTCTATGCCGACAGTGCCGGCTGGACTGCTTCCGAAGGCTTGACGTTCTCTAGCCTTGCGCCGACAACTCTGGCGGACGCCGCGACGATCACTTGGAACGTTCTGGGATACTCGGGCAAGAATGCCACGGTCACTTTGGGCGGTAATCGCACTCTGAACGTCACCAATCTGGCCAACGGCGGGAACTATGTTCTGCGCATCGTTCAAGACGCCACACCGCCACGCACGCTCACGCTGGGCACGGGCTGCACTTGGAAAGTAGTCAACGGTGGCGCGGGAGCGATCACGCTGACCAATGCTGCGAACGCCATCGACATTCTGACTTTTTACTATGACGGTACCAATTGCTATGCGAATCTGGGCGCTAATTACAACTAGCATGTTGCTCTGCTTGCCACTGAGCGCCCAAAGAAGGTTCTTTTGGGGGCAGCAGTCGGTCGCCAGTTTGGGGAGCAATGCGTTCCAGTTCCCTCAGCTCTGGGTACAGAGCCCAGTGGGATCAGGCAGCAGCCTGTCTGCCTATGCGCCTACTCCTGACGTCACCCAACAGCTTGGCTATGGAACCAACAATCACCCGGCTACCTGTGCCGGCATGACGGCGGCATACAATGACTGGAAGGCCGACACGGACAAGACCTATCTGGTACAAGTTCTGGCAGGATCGGTTCTTACTACCACCGGCGCGTGTTTCGATATCGTTCCCAAATTGGTCTCTGGGAACCGTCCTACCAAGTACATCATCTTCCAATCTTCAACCCCGCTCACCGCTGGGCAGACAGTATGCTCGCATGACTTCAAGTCGGACGCCTCGCGTAATGCGGACTGCTCCAGCCCGAACGACAAGGCCTCCATGTGGACCATGGAGCTTACGGCAGTGTTCAACACGGGAATTATCCGGCTTTATCAATTGGATGCCAACGGCAACGCGCCGAACCATATCATCTTCCGAGACTTGGAAGTACGTCCCCAGGCAGGACTGAGTGGAACTACCAACGGATTGCTCGTAGTCGGCGATGGTCCGACGACGGTCGATTGGAATAGCGTCCCGCAAAACATCGGCATCGACCGCGTCTGGGTCCATGGCGATCTGAACGACTGCCCCGCAGGAGTCTGCAGCGGCTCAAACAGCATCCGCAATACCCTGCAGATCACCGCCTGCCTGAACTGCTGGATCATCAATAGCCAGACATCGCGGTTCTTCCAGCCTGCCACCGAGTCCCATGCCTTGACGTTCATTCAAGCCAAGCAGGTCAAGATAGAGAACAACTGGCTGGAAGGCGGGTCGATTTCTTCATTCTGTGGAGGCTCGGCCAACTATATTGCGGGCACCAACAACTGCGAGGATATGGAGTACCGCAAGAACCGGTTTACTTATCCTGCCGGCTGGATGAGTCTTGCCGATCCGGCTGCCGGGTCTCGCGTCCGCAAGAACGCTTTCGAGTTCAAGAGCTGCCTGCGTTGCGTGGTCGCAGGCAACATCATGGAGAATTCCGACCAAACCGGAGGCCAGGCCGGGAAGCTTCTCCAGTTGCGCGCGTCGGCCTTTTCCAATGGAGTGACTACCAACTACCAGTTCACCGTGGGAAACATCTACCTCTGGAACAACATCATCCGACATGGCTGCGGAGATTCCGGCCAACTGTTCAACGCCCGCAGCGGCAGTCACGGCTCAAGCAACGGTGACGGCACAAGCCAAGGAATGACCAATGTGCAGATGGTCAATAATCTGTTCTATGACATGCAGGCAACGAGCGCCAGTTGCACCGGTTCTCAGTCACAGACCGGTTGGAACAGCGGCGACAATCCCCTGACCTGTACGGCCGCACGCGACAGCGGCGGGGTCAATTCAACTCTGACTTGCACTGGAATTCAGGGATCGATGCAGACCAACATGCTTCCCGGTGATGTGGTCATGGTGCAGGACTGTGTGGATACTACGTTTAACACTCCGCAGACCACTGGACAGCCGCAAACGATTCCCTTAGCGCTCCCCGGAACCGTTCCTACCGCGCTGACAGTAAGCTACGCCAATTCCGGCACAGGGAGCGCTACGACAACCGGATGCACTCTGCACAACGGCGGCGGCTACCCGGCGTTTATCTTGCAGTCACACAATACTTTTATTCAAGGGCCTACCGGGCTTACCCGATTTGCCTCCCAGGAATTCAATTCCGCCGCGCTCAAGTACGTCTTCCGCAGGAATGTTCAGATGACCGACAACATGTTTGGAGCGAGCACGGCAGTCGATTGCTACCGTTCGGGATTTGGTGTTGGAACTGCGCCTACAAACGTGAGTTTTGATACCTCAACGTTGAAATTCCACCACAACGTTTGTGGAGGCACGGCAGCGAACTACACCGAATGGCCTGGAGCAATCAGTCCTCCGACGACGATCTGGTTTCCTACCGTCGATGCCTGCCCAACGACGACGCCAGCGACTACCTGCTGGGGAGTGTTTGGGGCCATGAACACCGCTACCATGCCTCAGAATCTTGCAGACTGGCACAATTACCGACTCTGCAAGAGTACAGACGCTGCCTGCAACAACACGGCCAGTTCTTACGCTGCAGGGCAGGCCCGCCAGTCGAGCGACGGGAAAGACGTCGGCTTTGATTCATCGCTGATTGATACGGAAATGTCTGCTACCAAGTTCACTTGCACCAGTGCCTGCGGGACTGGCCCCGGCACCGATTAGTAACTCCCCCAGAAACGGACCCCTAACATGAACAAGCACCTGTTATTCCTTTGGTTGTGGTTTTTTGTGGGAGCGGCAATGTACTGGCTCAAGAGAGCTTATTATCTCGTCACTGGGCCGAATCCCATCGCCAATAACTATACTCAGTTCGTACAACGCTGCTGGATTCCCTTGCTAGTGCGATTCTTCCTAGACAGCATGGTTTTCTGGGCTCTATTCACGCCTGAGTTTGCAGGCAAGGCTCTGGACTATCTGGGCTGGGCTAACTTTTCTTGGGTCGTACTGATGGTCACGCAATTCGCCGTCTTTGCGGCTGTTTTCGGCCATACCGTCGATTCGGTTATGGACTTTGTAGTAAGCAAGGTGCCATGGGTGAAAGACGTTCTTCCCCAGATGCCGCCGCCGCTGTCATGAACTCTAACCGCTAACCTACAAAGGAGAAACAATGACGTTCTTGAAGAAACTGGGCCAGATCCTTGCAAACGTTACCGCTGTTGCGCTCGGCATCGGGCCAATTATTAAACCGTTCCTTGGCTCGGGCGAGGCCGCAGAATACGTCGGCAAGGGCCTAAATGATCTGACGGCGATCGGCTCAGTAGTGGTTCAGATTGAGACTGCGCTGCAGGGCAAGCCGGGAGTCGAGAAGCTTCAAGCCGTGATTCCACTGGTCGCCAACGTCATCAAGACGTCGGAAATGGTTGTAGGAAAGAAGATCGACAACGAAGCGCTATTCACTCAGGCAGTGACGGAATACGCTCAGGCGACGGTGGATTTACTGAACTCGATTCATCACGACGAAGCAAAGACCGCGTAGTAGACCCCCGGGCGCTCTCTGGCCCTATTCTGTTGACCGAGGACCAGATGACCCTAGGACAGTACCGCCTTGTAGCTAAGAAGCTAGTCGGCAAGGATCGGTTAGAGCTCTTGTTCGAAGCCGACGAAGATTTCATCCTCCCATCTATCCGGTTCCTCAAAGAAGGCCTCGCCTCGATTGTCATTGTCCCGGTTGTCATGGATGAATCTTTCAAAGTGGGCAGGCTCTACGCGATTGAGGCCAACGACGGGGAACTGACGGTCAAGCATTGAACCTTCCTTGGGATGCGCTCGCTGCCTTAGTGGGGGCCATGTTCCTAGCGGGCTCAGCCATCGCACTACAGAAAGTCATGCGGAAGGACGTAAATGGGCTGGGCGCGAACCAGAGACGGTCTGAGCGCGAAATGCTGGTGCTCCTGATGACGCTGGTGCCAGAGGGGGACCGGAAGTGGCTGGCGGAGATTCTGTTGAGGAAATGATGGATTCTGTTTCCGAAGAAAGACTCTCGCACGTTCACCCCAAGTTGGCCGAACTGGTGCGAACCATGGCCATGGACTTGGCACTGCAGGGCATCACAATCCGCGTTACCCAAGGCCTGCGCACTTGGGATGAGCAGAAAGCCCTGTACGAGCAGGGCCGATCGACGCTGGGCAATATTGTCACTAATGCCGCGCCGGGGCACTCTTACCATAACTTTGGACTTGCGGTCGACGTGGTTCCCATGACTACGCTGGGCCCAAACTGGAATTCTAAAGATCCAGTCTGGCAAAAGATTGTTGCTGCAGGCAAGGCCCAAGGGCTTGTCGCCGGGGCCGAGTGGCGCACCTTGCCGGACTATCCGCACTTCCAGCTGACTGGCAGCTTGCCCGTGTCGCCCAACGAGTACGTGCGCGATGCCTACGCCCAGGGCGGTATCAATGCCGTTTGGACCGCTGCAGGCCTGTTCTCCGAGACTTCGACCAAAGACGCCTAAATGGACATCCTAGAATACATGCTGCCCGACCAGGTCTGGGCCCTGTCGAACCACTTGGCGATCGCCAATGGCGGTCAGCCCATCTATACGACGGTCATAGGAAACCAAATCTGGTACATCAAGAACGCCCAGGGCTTTCCCTGGGACATGAACACGTTTGACAGCAAGTTTGTATACCAGTCAATAACCGAGGTCGATTGGACAAATCCCAAGACGTTCAAGATGTTTGCTTCTAAGTCGTGGCCTGGATCAAATGGCGGGGTCGTCTGGTCTCCCCGAGCGGTTCCTGACAACGCGCGCGGTATTGTCACGGCGGATTCGTCCTATCGGGCATACCTCGATTGCGCAAACTTCACCCTGCACAACCTGGGCGGCGGCATCCTGACGGAAGTATGGCCCGATGAATTCGACTTCAAGGGAGATTTAGGGGTTCGGGACAGCCTGACACTTCAATACCGCTGGGGCCAGAATAGCGCCAATCTCGAAGTAAACCGCTATGCCAAGGGTTTCGGCTGGGCACAGTGGGAACTGTGGACCCTGCAAGATGGCCAGTACGTGCAGAAACAAGTGTCAGCATTCAATATGTTCAAGCCCGGAGGGAGCGTCAAGCCAGTTTTTCCCTGTGGCGTGCCGAATATTGTCTGAAGACGCCTAAGAGCGTCCATAATTCCTCCTTTAACACTGCCCTCCCTCTCACTGGGGAGGGCTTTTTTGTGTTGTTGAAAACAAAGCAAATTTAGTGCTTGACTAAGAATAGATATGTGCTACATTGTCACACGTTATGCGACATCAGAAACCGTCAATCGCCAATGTAAGACTAACCCCCGACGATCAGAGAATCGTGACTACCCTGATGAAGAAACTGGGTAGCACGACGGTTTCTCAAATTGTTCGGCAAGCCCTTCGGGCATTAGCAACCAAGGAAGGCGTCTCCGCCTAATTTCGTATGACATTCGCCTCTACAGCCCGCGAAGTACCTGCAATGTCCGATAACGGAAGATATCAGGTATTACGTGGAACTCGGCCCCTTTACTTCCCACAGGCTGGCCCGATGGCGAAACGCCGTCGTTGTGCCGAATGTTCGGCAGTCAGTTCCCTTCCCCCAAAGAAATCACCGCAAGCATCGACCGAATGTGAGGAGGCCGCCTAATGGCGACTGAAAAGCACCTTCTTAACGTTGGCAACACTATCGACCTGATTTGTGAAGTAGTAGATAAGGCCCGAAACCGGGAATACGACTGCGACATCTGCGGTCCGACCTTCCTTCCTCCTGGTCACCATCACTGCCAAAGCTGCGATCACGCAGTTGTTCAGCAATCCCTAACCCAGTGCAAGGACTGTTCGGAGTGGTTCTGCAAAGGCTACTGCGCCAGAAACCATTGCCATTATGACGGACAGCAAGGGAGGTTCTAGCCGTGCGCTGCCGTCATTGCGGAGTGTCGATAGGCGAACTTAAGGACGGCGGCGGGAAGTCCTACGGATTCAAGCACCGAATCGAGGACGGGCCAGACGGATACGTTCTCTGCAAGTGCAAATGCAGGCCATGTGTGGGGATCAGGGACGGGCAAAATATGCCCTGTTGTGACGGAGAAGCAGCGGAGCCTTAGAGTCAACTTCGATGAGCCAATTTGTCACAGTCACGATTCGATGCTCTGGGCCGAACTGCTCAGAGACGAAGAAAGACACAAACCACTGGCAAAAGGTTTGGGAGCAGGAAGGCAACTTAGTGTTCTCCCCTTGGCGTGAAGGTGACGAGATGTCGGCGGGAATAAGGCCGTTGTGCGGTGACAGATGCAGCCACAACGTTTTGGGAACGTGGCTAGAAAGACTCAAGAGGATTTCATGACATTGCGCAGACAAAAAGCCCTTCCCGTCACCCGTCGCGCAGTCAGGGCGGCATGTCTTGTGGTGAGCATGGCCGCCCTGTCGATTTCAGCAGTTTGCCAGATGGACGTTAAACATTCGTGGAGCAATCCCGTACCCAGCAATGGGCGTGAAGATCTGGCACCAAGTTCGTCGGAACGAGCCTCTGGCGAGGGAACACTAGAGCCGACGAAAGGGGCGGCTGCGGGCAGCCGCCCTAGCGCTTTTTTATTCTCCCGCAAGTTCCTAGTACCAACCTTTGTAACCCTGCAGGCCCTTGATGCCGGGGCGACGATGAAGGGATTTTCGGCCCCGGGTTGGCACGAAAGCAACCCGTTGGTGCCGCATTCGACCGCAGGGCAGGCGGCTTACTTCGGACTGACTGGTGCTGGGGTTGTCTTAGGCACTGATTTCTTGGAGCGCAAGGGCCATAGGAAGTTAGCGACGATTGGCCGACTTATCGGGATAGCGGTTGAAGGTTACGCGTCGGGTAGTTCACTCAGGGGGTTGCAGCGATGATTCCCGAACAGCGGTTGAATCCCTGGCCGATCGTTGCAGCCATAGTCGGGGCAACTATCTGGTGGCTGTTTTATTGGCTGGTTCCCAAAGTTCTGAGGTGGTTTCTATGAGCGCCAAAGTTCTGCCCATGAGCCGAATCTGCCCCGAGTGTCGAGAGTTGGTTATTCCGATGGGCAAGGAACGGTGTGCTTTGTGTGAAGGGTTGGAAATGCTCCAACTCATTCCAGTGCGATCAGCGAAACCCTCCGCCGTGGTGATGTTTGTGCCTTATGACTGGTTCGTATATGGGGCGATTGTGTTGATTGTGAGCCTGGTGATCTTCACGGCCTGCCAGTTGTTTGTCTGAGGAGGACTTATGGCGAAAGCAACAGAAGCAATGATTGAGGAGCAGTTGGCACTGACTGTGCCTGAGCGGGCGCCGACGCATATGGATTTGCTTTCCCTGGCGCTGCACAACCATGCGGCAATCGATGTTATCGAGCGGCTGGCGGCCCTGCAAAGAGACGAACAGGATAGAAATGCGGAAATTGACTTCAACGAAGCTTTGAACCGGGTGCAAGATAAGATCAAGCGTATTGCGCCGGACCTTGAGAACCCGCAGAAGCATAGCAGATACGCCTCTTACGCTGCGATTGACCGGGTTATTCGGCCGATCTATGGCCCTGAAGGGTTCAGTCTTTCATTCACCCACGCAGACTGCCCGAAGCCAGATCACATACGAGTCATTTGCTGGGTTAGATTGCGAGGCCACAAAGAACCCTATCAGGTCGATTGGCCAGTAGATACCAAGGGGCCGAAAGGTGAGCCTGTAATGACCGCTACGCAGGCTACTGGCGCGTCCGACTCCTACGCCAAGAGGTATCTCGTGAAGGACATCTTCAACATCGCAATTGGCGAAGATGACACGGACGGGAATGGTGTAGCCATGGGTCGCGTGGAAGAACTGTGTGAATGGCTATCTAACGCCAAAGACCTGCCAGAGTTGCAGCGGCTTTGGATGATTGCCAAGAAAGAAGGCGTGGACAATAGCGACCGCAAGGCCCTGCAGATGTTCACAGCGGCGAAGGATGCCCGCAAGAAGGAGTTTGCCTAATGCCAATCGTCGAAGGACTTGAGCAATTGACGCCTGAGTGGTTGCAGATGCGCTGCGGCATGGTGACGGGCTCGCGCGTGGCTGACGCTATGGCCGTGCTTAAGCGGAAAGATGGCGAATCGGCGGCACGGCGTAACTACAGGTACGAGGTTGTAATCGAGACTCTTACGGGCAGGACCGCCGACAGTTACGTGAGCCCAGCAATGGAGTGGGGCATTGAGACAGAGCCCTTGGCGCGGGCGGCCTACGAGATAGCCAACGACCTTGAGACAGAATCAATCGGGTTTGCCATCCACGACCGTATTGGGCGCTTCGGAGCATCCCCGGATGCCCTGATTGGCATTGACGGAATCCTTGAAATCAAGTGCCCGACTACGGCGGTTCATCTCGATTACTTATTGGCGGGCGTTCCGCCTGAAGACTACCAGCCCCAGATGCTTGCGGAGATGGCCTGCACTAATCGCCAGTGGGTTGACTTCGTTTCGTTTGACCCGCGCCTACCCAGGAAACTACAGCTATTTGTGAAGCGATTCCCCCGGGACGATGCGCGCATTGCCGCGATGGAGCAGGCCGTCGAGAAGTTCCTGGCGGAAGTAGACGCCATGTTAGAGCGGTTGAAACAGGATGACCCTGCCAGTCTTGAGGGCATAGTACGGCAGAGTTTAGCGGTGGTAGGTCAGTAACTCTCTGGGGTCTTTTTATCCTGTGCGAGGGGATGAGAAGATCCGGAGAGATAAACCAAATGTCTTTTTGTATCCATTGCGCGGCCTTGATACCCACTGAAAGAGAGGCGCGCAACTGTTTCACCTGTTCAAAGGAATGTAAGGCGGCCCATAAGCGCCAAGTGCGAGAACGGCGCAATGCGCGTGTCTGTAAGGTTTGCGGGCGGCCTCGATCCAAACGACGGACGAAGCCACAGGTATCAATAAGCGGCCAAGGGAACCTAGTTCCCGAGGTATTCCAGTAAGGCTAAGTGAGGGCTCAGCAGTTGGCAAGACCGTATTCGATTCAGTGGGACCCAAAGCAGTACCTCGGTGACAACAAGGTTCTCGCAATGGAGTGGGACGCGAGAGGTATGCACGTTCATTTGCTTAACATCTCGACGCAGGAAGAACCACCGGGCTCTATCCCTAACGACATGGCCGCGATCAGACGCTGGCTCGGCTCCCCTTCAGAGGATATCTGGAGGCGGGTGAGACCACAGATTTTTGCCGCGTGGGAGTTACGGGGAGAACGCTGGGTAAGTCCTGGCATGGAACGAACCTTCGAAAAGAAGGCGAACTATGCTTCCAGACCGCAGAACGGTACGAAAACGGTACCACATGAGTCCCATAATCATGTCAAAAACGTCTTAGATGTTTCTTTAGATTTAGATTTTAGTAATTCAAAACCTCAGAAACCATCTAAGTCAAAACACAAGTTCTACTTACCTGATTGGATTCCGAAAGAAACTTGGCAAGCGTTTGAAGAAATGCGGCGAAAGATCCGAAAAAACATGACGGATCACGCAAAAGAACTTGCGGTCAAGGATTTGGCCTCCCTCAAGGCGGATGGACACGACCCAAAAGCTGTTTTGGATCAGTCGATTATGAACAGTTGGCAGGCGTTGTATCCGTTGAAACTAAAGGCTAATGGCAACGGAAAGGCGGCGGATAAACATGCCCGGGACAAAGAAACAATATCCCGAATCTATGAGGAACTTCACCCAGAGGATGTTGGGCACCCTAAAGGGAACTTACTCAAACTTTCGCCCCACGGATAACCCGGATCAGGCGCGGGCGTACATGGAAGCTATCGAGCGCATGGTCGCCGATTTTGGAATGGGTAGGACCGCTGTGGCGATCCAAAAAGCTTGTGATTTGGTTCCTGACTTCGTGCCGACGCCGGCCAAGATTCGCGAATTCATCCCGGCGCCTGACAACAAGCGTAAGACATGCACGCTATGCCATCCGAGCGGGTTTGTGATGGTGTTTCACGGGCGCACGGACGGCGGCAACCAGATTGATCCAAGGGTAGGCGCGGTGAAGCTTTGTGACCACGAAGGCGGAAAGTCTCCGGTAGTTGAAGTTGACACAGGAGAAAGGCAGTACGGGACAAATGACATCAAGGCGCAATGGAAAATCCAGAAAGCGAACCGGGCCAAAGCTGGCAGGCCTCTTACCGAGGCAGAAATGGCCGAATGCGTTGACGAACTCGACCGACAGATTGACGCCGTCGAAAAACGTGCAGCCGGCCGAGTTGACCGAGCCGGAAGTGTGGCGCGCAGTTCTTGAGCAGGAGTGGATTGAGCAATCTCAGGAGTGAATCGATGGAAGCATGCAGGGCAAAATACGAACTAATCAAAAGCGGGACTTTCCCCGGAAGGCCCAAGGTTAATGCTGTGCATCTCGCCATAGTCGCACTACTCGATGCAAAGCCTGGGGCCTTCGTGTGCATAACTCCAGCCGGGGGATATTCGATCCCAGCCGTTCAGAAGCATTGCCACACCTATGCTGATCGCCACGGGATCAAGGTCCAGACATGTTCGCGTGAGGGAAAGGTTTATGTCCGATACATCGGACCGGCTAGTGATGCAATCGGAAGAAAGGCGGTGCAGAGAATAGCAGCTTCGATACCGAGCCAAATTGAAAGGCAAGGTCTCGCTTGAATCGGGGCCTCGCAAGGGGCTCCGTAAAACCAGAAAGGGAAATATGGCCAGTTTGGGCATAGAGAAACAGGGCGTGCAGAGGGTTCCAAGAGCCGGAGAGGATGCGGTGAAATTCATCACCTTCGGGGAAGTAAAGACAGCCTTGGTCGTAGTTGTCTTCGGGAATAGCTTCACTCCCGAGATAAGCCTTGCCTACGTGCGAAACAACGGCGACGGCTTCAGGTCATCCACAATCGTGCAAAAGTCGTTTATCTCGCACATGAGCAAGCGGGCGCCAGGTGCGGCTTATTGGCGGTGGAGCGACGAAGAGGACCGGGGATGACAGACAAAGAAAAGCTCCACATTTACGACCAACTGAGAGAAGCACATCGCTTCATCTCGGTTCTTTCGACTGAAGGCTGGGACGACGAGCACGTGTGTGCGATTGAGGCAGTGGACAACGTGCTTTATCTCGCGGAGGAACATTTCGCAAGGATGTCTCAGTGATCCGAACAGCCATCAAGAGGCGCAAGCCAATCCGCCGCAAGACCTCGGCAAGGCGGGTTAAGCAACAGGCGGATTTAGTCGTCAAGGATCTGGTGTTGATTCGGGACAACGGGCGTTGCGTGCGCTGTGGAGCCATTACAAACCTACATGCAGCCCACGTCTACCCGAAAGGGCGCTATCCGCGCTTGCGATTCCTAGAGATCAATCTGCTTACGCTGTGCATGGCGGATCACCTGTTCTGGGCACACAAATGCCCTATTGAGTTTGCGGAGTGGTTTTTGAAGACATACCCGGAGCGTGCAGAACAGTTGCGGATGTTGAAAGACACGGCCCCGAAAGTGAACATCAAGGAACTTTTAAAGGAGCTAGCTCCATGAAGAAAATCCCCCTAATCCTGCTCTTGCTCGCTTCGGCGGCATGGGCCCAAACCTTAACATTTACCACACTGCAAGATGGAAACTGCGGCAAGGGATTGGGTTACTGCACTTTGGCCGTGCTGGACAACGCAACCCAAGTGAATGGCTCAATCACCATTGACGACCGCCAGCCTTACGGCGGAACTCTGTCTATTACCTCGCCTGAGTTCACCGGATCTGCGCATGGGGCCTACTCGGGCTTCAATGCAAATCCGAATGGAACTAAGCAGGATTACGACGGGACAGGCATATACAGCGGTACAGGCTTCACGAACTTGGGCGCATCCTTCACGGCCACGGGATCGTTCGCATTCCACGCGCATTACAACGGGGTTTGCCAAGGGCGGGGATGTCCGACAGTGGGCTGGTTCTTCACAATCAAGGCAGGAAGCACGGTAGCAGTTCAGTAAGCCGACTCAGCCCGGAAGCGCTCACCGACGACAATCAGAAAGCGCCCCGGACTAAGCCGCCACATCACAACTTGGAGGAAATGACATGGCAGCACGAAAGATTTTAGCACTCTGTTTGTTGCTCTGTGCCTCGACCTGCTGGGGGCAGTCTGACACTGGGACACCCTCGTATGAGCCCACGCTACAAATCAATGCTTTTGAATCAGTGAATCTCAGCAACCTAAACATCTTGCTGCAAGCGCCGGTGCGTTCAAAGGGGGGACCGATTCCACTCAATTTCATGCTCACTGCTAACTCTCAGATATTTGTGAGTGGGAACGTATATGCGACAACGGCAAATGGGACTGTTTTGGCGCGAGGCTATTGGGCTGGACAGCTAGTAAACACCCAATCTAACGTTAATTGCCCGGGTGGCGGCGGCACACGGCTATGGAACATTTTTGGGATCACGGACCAAAATGGCACATTCCATCCATTGCCCGCTGGAGAGCAATGGGATTCGGCCAATTGTCTGAGTCTCGGCAACATTGATGATTACACGACTGATGGAACGGGGTATGAGGTGGTGATTCCGGCAGGGGGAACCAGTCCACCAAATGTTACGGTTTATACCCGAGCGGACATAGGGGCTAATCCCGGAGTGACGATCACAGGAAAAGGGCTTGGCACTATCACCGACGCACACGGAAATCAGGTCAATGTAAACCTAGTCTTAGGTACTCCGAATACGATTCAGTACATAGACGAATTGACCACAACTCCGGTCTTAAGCTATCCCGACAATCAGCCGCCACAAACAACGATCAATTACACCTACACAGACGGAACGAGCACGCAGCGTAATGTAGCTGCGGCCTACTTCACTTCAACGTTCAATCCCGCTCTGTTTGCGTGTACTGGAATCACTGAGACAAGCAGCACCTATTATCCCCTTAAAAGTGTCACCTATCCAGACGGCAGTTCTGTGCAGGCCACCTGGAAGGCGGAGGGCCGCCTCAATACAATTATTGTTCCAACCGGGGCAACCTACACTCACACCTACTCTGGGGGAACGCACGCCGATGGTCTGTGGTGCGAGAGCACAACTAAAATTTCCAACGCTACTCTGGCCATCAGCAACGGCACGGGGACGTGGACTTTTGCCCGCTCCAATCCGGCCAATGGTACAACGTGGACTACGACTGTCACTAGGCCAGATGGCTCAAAAGCAGTCTACTCATTTAACACTGGGATTGTGACTAGCATTGTTAAGAAGGACACAGATGGTACTACTGTCCTCGACACGATGACCTATTGCTACGACTCGACCTTTGCGAGTTGCAATCCTTCGGCGCCAACCAACCATCCCACTTGGGTTCGCGCCTACCATACGGTCCCAGGTGTGGCAACCAACGCCGAAGTAGACACGCATCTTGATACCTACGGGAATGTGGTGGAGGTTGACCGCTTCGACTACGGGCCGACACTAATTAACAAGACGCTGACTGCCTATGGCAGTTGGAACGGTTCTGCCTGTGTCAGTCTCGCATCGATACACATTGTCGGGGCTCCCTGCTACGTCTCTACCTACAACGCTTCCAGTGTCCAGCAAAACGCTGCTTTCTTCTGGCGCGACACCGGAGACGGCGACCTGACCCGCGCTCAGGCATGGGCCGGAGGATCAACCTATCTAAATACAGACCTTACCTATAACACCAACGGGTCTGTCCACACATCGACTGCGCCAGACGGCGTGCTGACCACCATGGCTTATACGGGCGCGCCATCGTGCAACGGATTTTTGCCAACCTCCGCGACCACAACTCTGGGTACAACCAGTACGACGTGGGATTGCAACGGGGCGCTTCCGCTAACCTCAACTGATCTTAATGGGCTGACCGTAACCACAACTTACGGCGACCCGATGTATCGGATTACCCAGATATCCGATGACGGAGGCCAAGCAGCGGTGCTCTATACTTATCCTTCGGTAACCAGAGCAAGCCGGCATACGTCATTCGCGGGCGTGATATCGGACGCCACTACAACGCTTAATTCTTTAGGCCAGACGCTTTCAGTGCAGAGCCAGAAGGCTCCGAGCGGTTCTAGCTATGACACTGTGACCTACGCCTACAACACCACGGGACAGGTGAGCAGTGTTTCTATTCCCTGTGTGGCAAATCTTGGGGCAACCTGCGGGACGCATGCCAAAGAGTTTACCTACGATGGCGCGGGGCGGCCTAAGACCATCACGCGCAAGACCACAGTCAACGGCGTGGCAACAATCACTTATCCCGCAGGCGATGTAAAAACCGTGCTCAGTCCTGCGCCAACCGGGGAGAACACCAAGATTTCCTTGGTTGAGAAAAATGGGCTTGGCTGGACAATGCGGATTTGTGCGGTGATTACCTCTGGCCTGTCAGGTGGGGGAAATTGTGGAGAGCGCACGACAGGCAGTGGATATCTCACGCTGTTTACGCGAGACCCGCTTGGACGCGCCACAACAATCAGCCAGAACGCCCAGGCTGGCGCTACGCCTGTGAACAGTTCATTCATCTATGATCCGGCGAGCCGGATCACCCAGAAAACTGTTCCTGAGTCTGGAACCTCAAACTTCTACTTCGATACGGCTCATGGGCCCTGCGCCAGTTTCAAGGCTGGGCACCTGAATCAGTCAACAGATGCCGCGGGGAATGCAACTTGCTACGGTTATGACTCCCTGGCTAGGCTCACTCTGGTAACCTTCCCTTCCGGGCCATACGCATCGGTCACGAATACCAAGAACTTCGCATACGACTCCAATCCAAAGGGCGGGGCTAATGCCGTTGGCAGGCTGGCTCGCGTCTACTCCTGCAATTCGCCCTGCACACAGTTGGTAGATACGCAGTTTGGTTTCGACCCTTACGGGCGAACTTCCGATGTGTGGCAGACATCGCCGGGGCTGGGCTCTACCAACTACTTCCACACCTCCGCAACCTACTGGGATAACGGCGCATTGAAGACTCTGACAGGAATGCCGGGAGTGCCCGATTACAACTTCACCCTGAACACTCAAGGCCAGATTGCAGCCGGCTACACGCCGGGCAACGTTCAGGTTGGTGGCGTCAGTTCCTACGATGCAGGTGGTAATCCGTTGACGATTGCCTATGCTAACGGAGACAGTGACACCTACCTGTGGGATGCACCCAGTCAGAACATGACCCAGTACCAGTTCACCCTCAACGGAGTGAATGACAAGGGTGTGCTGACATGGAATCCCAACGGAACACTAAAAACCCTGGCGATCACAGACAGCATTGCAGGCTCGGGCGACACACATACCTGCAACACTGGGCATGATGATCTCGTCAGGATCACGAGTTGGAACTGCGGTGCGTTCTACACCGAAAGCTATGCCTTCTCGCCTGATTATGCCGGCAATGTGACCAAGAGTGGCAGCCAGCCTTTTGCTCCTGGCTACACTCCGGCCAATAACCGGATGCTGGCACCCTACACCTACGATGGCAATGGAAGCCTGCTGCACGACGCCACTCTGGGCCAGGACTACACTTATGACTCAACCGGAGCCATGTTGTCTTACGCTGGCAACCAGATCTTCAACGATCCGCTTGGCAGTCCTGTTGAGAAGGTGGTCGGCAGCACACACACGTACTACGTTCACTCGCCAATCGGACTGTTGGGGACCACAACCAGCCTCACAGCCAAACTCAGTATGCGCGTTCCTCTCCCTGGTGGTGCATCAATCACCTATGACTCGGCAGGAAATGAACGCTTCAACCACAAGGACTTCACGGGATCAACGCGAATGACGTCTAATCGAGTGGCTAGAACCCTGGGAGCAGTGTTCTGCTATGGACCGATGGGCGAGATTTACTGCGGTACGGCGGCCAACTCACAGTACGAGGGGGCTGTTCAGGATACAAGCACCGGCCTGTTTGATTACGGAGCAGATCGGTACAGCGGGCAGCAGGGGCGCAACATTCAGCCGCCATACGTGAAGGACAACAGCCCGTTCTAGACGACAAGCGGGCCGAGGAAAGCGCGCACACGCCAACCTCGGCCCTGACCACAAACCAATTTCAACCCTTAAGAGGAGAGAAGGCTCATGGCTAAGAAATATTTTACGCTGATGTTCGCAATAGTGGCGATGGTCGGAATCACAATGGCGCAACAGAGTGACGATGCGTCACATCAAAACGACAACGTGAGTCTAACCTTGATTGGCGGCTCGAATTGCGATGCAGCTTGCGAAGACGCAACATTGGCTGCTGCGCTTACCGATCCAGGGTCCGGGATTGCAGCCGCCGGCGTTGGGATGCTAGATACCACTATTTCCCCTAACGACACCAGCGGAGGAACGGCCAGTAACGACAACACGTCCTTTTGGGGAGATTATTGGAGGACGAGTGGGTGGAACTCCGATACTGGATTTGTAGACGTTTTGCCAGAAGTTTCTGGCTACGTGCAGGGCGAGCGAACAGCCAGCTATCTTCAAGGTGATCCACTGTACATGAATGATAGCGTCAACCCTTGGGGAATAGCCAACTCGGGATGGCACAACGGGCATGACATTGGCGGGGCGATCTACGGGGATCTGGCAATTCTAGGCCACTTCATCAACATGATTCTGTGGGATTCCCACGCTACCGACATGAACGTGGTAGCGGGCTTTGATATTCCCAATCTGGCGAAGCTCACAGGGATGCCGCTGAGGCAGGCAGTAAGCGATTTACTGCAGAAGAAGATGCCCGGGGGCCCTACTATCTTCGATCACATTCCCGGGGAAGGTCCTGGAAGCTTGTTGTGGGAAGCCAACAACAATGCGGAAAATATTAGATATATTGAAAACCAGATGGGCATTACCAAACTGGTTGGCCCTGCGTCGCATGGTCCAATGGCCGGGGTGACTATTGATCAATATTGGCTCGCTCATTCTTTAGCAGAGGAAAGACTGAGGGCAATCGGTTATATCCTATTGGAGATGCCGGACGCACCGGTTCACTGAGGAGGAGGAATCAGGCGATGGACGATGACGCAGATGATGCATTCGATAAGGCCTGCGAGGCTCATAAGCAAGAGTTTGGCATAGACCTGAAGGCCGAAATAGAAAGCATGGGTATAACCCTCAAAGACAAGGCGGCGACAGCAAAAGCAATACCAGAGTGGGCCGCTGAACTTCGAAAGAGCATCGAACGTTTTAGCAAAACCGGGAGCATGTACAACGACACCTTGGAAGAGTTTTTAGCTCGACTTCGCAAAAAGAACAATCTTTGAGGGTTTCGTGGAGGGGGCTTGTGAGGGACTGGCTAAAACACAACTGGGATGTACTTGCGATATTCGGCGGTTTGGTGCTCGCACACATGGCGATATCAAAATGGCTCAAGTAAGTTCTGACCAAGGCCCTGCACAGGTGGCTCTTGGATGAGAATTCGGAGGAGATTAAGTGACAGTAGACGAAGCCCGCAAAGACGGCAAACTGGTGAAAGTTCCGATTCCGGAAGGCAATGAATCGACTTATGTGAAAGTGTTTCGCGAACAGTCGGCAGAAATTCAGCGCAAGAAAAAGTGACGGTCGAGGCGTACTGAGCGGAGAGCCCTGGGCTGGCATGAAGTTTGACAAGAGTTCTGAGCAGATCAAGAAAGGCGAGTGAAGCAAATGACTGAACTGTATCGGCAAGGAGACCTACTAATCAGGCGAATCGAGTCGCTGCCTTCGTCAAAGGCGACCGTAAAAGCGAATGGCGTTCTGGTGGAAGGCGAAACCACTGGACACGCTCACCGGGTGGAAGATTTGACCAAGGCCGAAGTTCTGGAAATCGGCGAGGGCCTCTACCTGCGCGTGGATGAGGCCGGCGTCCGGATCGTCCACGAAGACCACGGACCAATCGTGCTGGAGCCAGGGACTTATGAAGTAATCCGGCAGCGGGAATATAGCCCAGATGAGATCCGCAATGTCGCAGACTAAGCTATCACCTCAAACGAAACAGTTGATTGCAGAGATTACTTCTGCCATCCGCGAAGCGAAGCCTGACCGCGAGCTTGTACGCGAGGGTTTCGCGGAGCACCTTGCCGCGCTAAAGCTGCCAGCCCGTGAGGTACTCTTTCATCCCAATTTTGTCGATGGATGCAAAACGGTATGGACGTACTGTCAGGCCGACACGGACGCTGCTTGGGACGCTGCTCGGGACGCTGCTTGGGGCGCTGCTTGGGACGATGCTCGGGACGCTGCTTGGGACGCTGCTTGGGGCGCTGCTTGGGGCGCTGCTTGGGACGCTGCTTGGGGCGCTGCTTGGGACGCTGCTCGGGACGCTGCTT